TGCTGGAGCAGACGGAACGCGAAGCGGATTGGCGCTTGGATTCCAATCAGTAGGTCCGTATTTACCAGTTTGAATTGCATTTAAACTGGTGCCAGGGACGTTTTGTGGATACCGTACAAGCCCCGGAGCCGTCATTGAACGCATTTGTTCCGGCGTAAACCTAGGCTTGCCTACATAAGGAATATTGCCTTTTTTAAACTGGTCACCAGCGTACGTTAATTCGTTTGCAAGTTTACCACTTAAATAAGCTTCAAGTCGAGAGAGTTTTTCTGCCATTGTTTATCTCCAAGCAAGATTAAGGTAAATACGAGAACCGACTGAGGTATCGGCAGGACCAGGTAAAGCCTGGATAAATTCAGCACCAGATCGTTCGTAACGGTATCTGGCTTGGAAAGGATCTTTATAGTTTGGAACGTAAAGAATACCAGCTAAACGATTAGTTTCGTAAAGGTAAACTTCATCCCAAACCTTCAAGGCTTCCTTGGTATTACTAGAGCGGATCGTGCGATCCACATCACCTGCAATACTTTCTAAACGTGTGGAAGGAGAAGAGGCAACTTCTGTTTTCTTTTCAGCCGTATCACAACGACCGATTTGAATAGCAATTTTGTCGTAGAAGTAAGAATCAGGAACAGTGTTCAAAGATTCTTCTAAACGAGCATAATCTCCCGCTGGAACAGAAACCACATAGTAGCCCAGATGGTATCTAACTCTGCTTTTGTCGAAGTCAGAGAGTTGCACTTCTATTCCTCCTTATCTATTTATTATAAAAGCATGTAATCAACTAAATACATTGTTAAGGAAATCACCTGTTGCTGCAGACTTACCTTGTATAAACGGATTACTTGCTGAGTAAGAAGACAAGAAAGATTGTGGATTAAGTGCTTGATTCAAAACACTACCTAATAACTGTTCTTTTAACTGTTGTTCAAATGTCTTTGGTGCTTCCTTTGGCTTATCTGTATATTTTGCACCATACAAGAAAGCTTTAAGTATATCTTCTGTTCGTGCGTCAGTGGATGTTGTTGTTGTTGTTTGTGCGGGTGTAGTTACAGCCGGTGCGGTTGATGCAACTGTACTACTCCCCGCTGGTTTTGTATGTAGGAACTGAATATCATAAGGTTGTCCCTTTGGATCTGTAGTTGATAAAGTACCATAACCTTTATTTGGTGCAAAAGTACCATAACCTTTATAAGCTAATTGCGTTCCAGCACCAATGCCTAAATCAATTCCTTCGTGGTACGTTGATGCTCCTGCAGTAGGCGCAGAACGTGGTCCAAAACGTGATGTGATTGGATTGTTCCAGCTCCACTGACCATCTTTGCCTTGTTGTACGATAGGCTTCCCTGCAGCTTGTATATTTTGAAGTAAAGATCTTATTGTCTCTGGGTTAATTTTTTTACCTTTATCTTTTCCAAATTGTGGAATTACACGTACATCAAGATGTGGTCCAGTAGTCGCAAAGACATCTTCTCCGGGACTAGCAATTTTTCCTATCGGTATTAAACCTGCCATTTGTATTTTATTTTTCTTTTATTCTAAAAGCAAAAACCCCCAGTTTCCCAGGGGTAAATAGGAGATGAGTATTAGACACGTATTAAATCAGCAGCAAAGACGTTTTCCCAATCAATTCGTTTAATCTGTCTCAGTTGTTCGAGATTGTTGAATCTTTCACCTGATAAGGACATTTGAAGATCTTTGATCTCACGAGCGGTCTTAAGACCAATGCCCTTGATATGATCTGCGAGCATCTGAGCAGTTGCCGAATTTACATTCAAGCGATGATCAGGAGGGAAAGTGCGTGGCTCTTCTTTTGCTGCTTTATCTTTTACCTGAAGAGTTTTTACCTTTTTAGTGGCATCTTCATCAGGAGAGATTTCAGTTTTATAAGCTGTAAATAAACGTCCGTCTTGGTCTTCGACCATAAACCAATCGCCGTTATCCCACTCGCTTATAACTTTGAGGCGTGCGCCTGTTTTTTTGTGCTGATAGAGCATAAGGACCAGAAGAGTGTTCTGGTCCTAGTTTACCCTAATTAGCTAACAGTGCGACCAATTAAGTAGCTATCGATATCTTCGTAGCCAGGAGCTTCATCAGGTTGGATGTAGCATATTTCAACTACAAAGTAACCTGTGCGACCAGCAAGTGAATCACCACTGGAGATGTAGAAACCACCAGAAGTAGTTGTGCTGTTAGCTGTCTCTTTTGCAAACACCTTCATGGTGGTGGATACAGTGGCAGCGTAATTAACATTACCAGCTGTTACACCTGTTGCACCAGTAGCAATAAGGAATGGGTTGGTACCATAACCTGCAACACCTGCAGTGAAGAAGATTTCACCAACTTGTGTGCCAGAGGTAGTAGAGGTGAGGTTAGCTTGGATAACACCTTCGCCAACAGCAGAAGCAGCTACTGGGCTACCAGCGTTACTGCGACCAAATGATAGTACGTTACCTGTTGCGGCATAGATGCCAGAAGCAACGCGACCATCACCCCAACCAGAAGCTACAGAAACCGCAGTGCGATATACGTAAGCAGGTAGGGTAGATGAACCAGAGATCACCATACCAGTGATGTTGGTACGTGTGTCGTCATTCTGATAAGGAGAAGGAACGATCACATCAGCAGCAGATACTGCACCAGCACCAGATGTTGCGGTTACAGCGACATAACCACGTTGTTGAAAATAACGATAACCGGGGAGAGCCAATACGGAAGTAGGGCCACCTTTAGTTGCGTCATTAGAGCCGTTGTCGTTGGTATCAATGTTTTTGTACCAACCGTTCAGGGGTTCCGCCCAGTTGCCTGGGTAGATTTTCTTAGCGGACAAATAAGTCATTTATTTTTTCCTTGGAGATTATTACAGTGATTATGTTTAAACAGTGCCGTCATCGGAGACGTAGCTGAATGCGGTAGTAACGAAGTCCTTGTTCAAGGCTTCAAAACCAGCATACAGTTGCCAAATCAAGATGATGAAACGACTGAAGTCATCGTTGTTGTTGATGAGTACTTGAGCGTTAGGACCGCCAATACCAACACCAATTGCTTGAGGACCAAAGAAGTAACCTTGTGCAACTTCTTGAGAAGCGTAGTTACCAGATACACCGTTAAAGGCTGTGGTAACGTTCTTGGTTGGGAAGTTAGTTGACTCATAGAACTTCACACCTTCAAACTGAACGCCAGTAGGCATTACAGGTTCACCAGCCAAGAAGTAAGCTTGACCAGCTTGAGGACCCATGAAGAAGCTGGCGTTGTTAGGCATCATGGGGTTAGCCATGTACATGCCTTGACCGGGGTTACCGGCATAACGTGCGATCTCACGGAAGTCAGGGTCACGACGCAAGTGCATCATGAATGTAGGGTCGCAAATGCAACGATACAAACCATCAGCAAAACTTGGTACGTTACGCTTACGTAAATCTTTAACTACGGTCAACAGGTCAGTAGACACATGGAACTGTTGAAGATCAGCTGTGTATTCAGCTGACTCATAAGAAATACGGCCAGAGGAATCTTTGGTTTTGTTACCAGCGAAGTAGTAACCACCTTGGGTTCCAGAAGCTTTACCGTTAGCTTCAGTTTTAGCTAGTTCGTCAAGGAAGACGCGATCGCGCCAACGACGATAGTCATCTAGCAGTGTGAGGCTACCGATAGATTGGTGGAACATATTCAAGTTACCTGTGTCCAGCAACATGCGCTGAGCGGTAACTAGAGTTTCACGAGCAATCTTAAAGGTTGAAGGTTGGGTAGGATCACCAGGGTCTGCAGGACCGGTGTATTCCTTAAGCACCACAAGGACTTTCTCCTTTGTGATGTTACGGCTGTTAGCGGTACCAATGGTTTGGTCGGCAATACGCTCGCGGCTATCCTTAGTACCAGGGGTTCCCCAGAACTTATAGCGGTCGAGTTGTACAGTTTGACCAGGTTGACGTGTGAAGTCGTGGACGACCACGGGCTCAACAGCCATTTCCGCAATATAAGCAGGGTGGGGACGGTAAAGTTCCGCACCTAGAATCTTCGGAAAATCGTTATCAATGAACACTTTGTTTTATCCTCCAGTTCTCGGGGAATGTTTTTACAGGGTGAAAGATTCAGACATTATATGTCTTATCTAACATGATTTTAACAGCTTGTAATTTATTCATTACAAGCTGATGTATTACTCCATTACAAACAGTTTGTTTGCAACAGTTTGAGGTTGTGCTTGATTCAAAATGCGCCAAGCATTTTGTGGATCACGTGTCATTGTGTCGTTAAATTCACCCCAGAAATTACCAGGGGCTTGAGGAGCAGCAGCAGCAGGAGGTGCAGGGAACTGACCTACTTGTGCATAACCAGCAGGCTGAGTGGGATAACCACGAGTAGCTAGTTGCTCTTCATTTTCGTACACAGGATAAGGACCTTCAGGACCGAAGAACTTAAGTGTGTAGTCGCTGAGTACATCAGGGTTAGTCAGAATCTCGTTATAAGCGAGGTTTTCCTGATGCTCATTAACGGCAAAGTTGGCGTAACCGGTAACGCAGTTAGCTGCGCGGTTTCCCCATGCGACGGCGCTGTCCACCATTGCTTCCAGGTTTAGCGCGTAGTTGTTCAGGACTGCTGGCGCTTCCATCCCGAACACGTCCAGAACCTGACGAGTCTCGTTGCTCAGATTGTAATAATCTGCTATCGCCGTATTTACTTCCTGGTGCGCCTGAACCGCCGAGGATCCCGTCAAGGAGGTTGGGGAAGAGTTGGGCAAGTAAGCCTGGTTGGCTTGCCAAGTCTGCGGAGCCGATTGTTGCGTAGCTTGGCTGTACGGAATTCCGTAATTGGCCGGGGTATACTGAGGTGCCGCTTGAGAGGGTTGACCCTGGAACGGGGATTGGACTGGTGCGCTCAGTAGCCCCACTACCTTGTTGAACGCCGACTCCCATGGATTGCCCTGAGGTGCCGCCGGTTGGGATTGGGGGGCGTATTGAGTAGGGCTTGATTGGTAACTGGGGTTCGCCTGAGGTACCGCTTGGGGGTAACTCGTACCCACTTGATAAGCCTGAGGTGCTGCCTGGTAGCTGACCGGAGCTGCTTGTGGTGCTGCCACCACGTAGTTGCTCGGAGCGACGGCTGCTGGTACTTGGCTCATCTGTGGGATCGATTGGACGGTAGCGTCCTGCATAACTCATCTCCTTTTGTAATGCTTCTAATGTACGATACAGATATGGAGTTAGATCCAATCTTGGATCCGCAGCCATCGGTAAGTCCGGTGATTGCGGGTGAGGAGTCTGCATCATACCCCCCACCAGGCGAGAGAATTGAGAGTAGGCACTCTGTAATTCATTCACCATCCTGAACGGGAACCCAGATAACATCTCGGCCCGCTCCTCTTCCGTTTTTGAGGGGAAGAGGTATTTCAGTGCTTCAATGCTATCAACACCTAATTCCTGTAGGTTCCTAACAACAATCGAGTTGTTAAGAATATCTTGTGTTGAGTCTTCATAAACAGGACCCATCCAACGCCATTGGAGCGTCACATCTCCATCTGGAATTAGTCCTAATACACCAGGTGGTATTTGTTGAGTCTTAAGACAAGCCATCATTATCTTCTTGACTTGGTCCTCAAACATACCCATAGCTTCGTTATATGCTGCTGTGTCTTCATCAGTAGCTTGCTCGGGAAGTTCCAAGGGCCTTTCAATTCCTGCAGCCGCTGCTAATGTGTTACGGAATAAAGTTTCTTCTTGGAATAAGATAAGTTCTAGACAACGACATATCCCATATGTGTAAATAGCAGTTGCCTTCTTCTTTGATGTGGCAGATACTCTACCAAATAACGATTTATATTCTGTTGCAGTTACACCTGCAGATATAGATAGTTCGTCTACACCACCAAGAGATGTACGTATCTCTTCTCGGTATTGACGTGCAAAAGAATTTTGATCTCCTGTGATTGCATCTGGAACAATGTAACCAACACGATCGTTAGGTTCAAGGTTTGCAATGATGCGTGGTACGCGAAGCTGACCATCGATACCGCGATAGATAGGATCAGATTTAAACTGAGATCTACTTAAGGGTCCTGCACCACCAAAGCCTGAGTTTGCTGCAATAGAAGGACGCTGCACAGTAGCAGTGTCGCTACTGGATTCCATTAGATCCGTTTTAGGACGAGAAGAAAGTAGGGTTGGGCTACCAAAGAAGGTAACATTCTTCCGCATGGTACGTACCAAGTCATCATGCGTGCATATATGGTTGGCTAAGGCGTCAAATTCACCAACACCTTCCATTGAGAAACCTTTGGTATTATTAAAGATTTCAACACAAGGAATAAAGCCAAGCGTATTTTTAAGTGTGGTGGTACGCCCAGAGTTCATTTGATAGTTAGTATCGAATGAAAGTTCTGCCTCCGAGTGTGTCTCTTCTATTGTCTTACGTTTAATTGAAAGACGAATGTAACGTTTGACTCCGCCTTGTCCCATGGAAGCAGGACCTGTTACATCAGAAGATACAATGTCCTGTTGAAAGCCGAAACCTTGACGTATCTTGTAGCTATAGATAATTACAACTTCGTCTAACTCACCGTCAATGTTGTAGAAACTCCTATACTCATTACGTCTAAAGAAGTAAAGGCGATAATTGTTTTCTGTAGGACGTATGTAAAAAAGACCTTGTCCATCACATAGGAAGTAGTCCCAGATGGAGTCTAGGCGTGTGTCTATTTGATTGAATTTGATTACACGGTCGATAAAGTCTTTGCGTTGATTACCAAAGTTATCTTGAGCTGGAAAAAATTCAACACCCTGCCGGATGCCAAACAACTTCATCTGTGCTAAGTGGGACGCGACAATGCCGGTATCAACGGAAGCTCCTCCATCTTTCTCGATGTAGGAATCAACAATCTCTTTAAGCCGGGCTTTAGCGTCCATTAATTATTACCTTTGTTAAATGCTAGCAGATTTAAGAGACATATTTATTAATAAATCCGTTTGGTAAAGAAGATTGGTTTTCGCGAAGCTGCGCTAACATCTGTTCCATACCATCGGAATCTTCAGTAAAATCTTGAGCAAGAGGAGTAGATCCCTTTGGACGCACATTAGCAGGGCCTGCTGCACCACGATTAGGTAAGATTCCCCCTTGTCCGCCAAACGCGTCAGGGTAGTATTTAACGGGTGTACTAGGACCTTGATTTTGTGCTTGTAACTGATCAGTAAAACCAGCAAAATTACCTGGCTGACCTGGATTCATTTGTGCTGTTGCACCGGCAAGGTTACTAGAACCAAAAGGTGATCCGGCTAAAGGCAGCTGTGGACCACCACCAGGAGTAATCCCACGGCGTTCCATCTCTTTAAGTAACTGTTGATTATTTGGAGTGCTCTGTAGAAGACGTCGTATCTGTTCTTCTGAACGACCACCTAAAGCACCTGGACCTTTGTTCACATCAAAACTAGGGTTACCAGCAAGGAAGCTATTAGCTGTACCACCTATATTACCAACTGCCCCAGGTACGTTGCGTTCTCCGCCATAATAACCAGCCATAATCTAACTACTTACTTTTGTGTATTCTACTCTTCTATAACCTCATAACCGCTTGAGTCATTTACTTTACTTAGAATGATGCCGTTACTACGTACATCCCAACTAAGCACATCATCCTCCTTCCAGCCCAACTCGTCGATTACTTCTTCTGGAAACGTGATGAAACAATCACCGTTTTCATCTTCTTGGATTTCAAGTACGTAGCTCATTTTGCTAAAAGCTTTTCAATTAGCTTATCAAGCTTATTGTTAATTTGTCTAAAATTACTATGCATTTCTGTAATCTCGTGTAAGAAATCAACCTTTAGTACGTAATCCATTGGTAAACGCTTCACTTCATCTTCTAGATTGTCGATCCTACGTCTCTGTGTATTAATGTGTTCCACGCCTTGTTGGATCCTCTCCGTTTGACGGGACAACAGTTTGTTAGCCACCCAGGAACCACCTGTGATCGCTGAAATGACCGCAGTCAAAAAGATGGCAGCGTATTCCGGACCCAAGGTTTTAGATTTCTTTCCTTTAGTTTACAATAAAAACCCGACCGTGTTAGCAGTCGGGTAGATAATTTTATTTTAAATTTAGCTTAAGGCCGGAGCCTTTAGTGCCACGAGAACAGACTCAGTTGTTGCAAGGTCAAGAGGAAAGTTATGTGCATTACGCTCATGCATAACCTCGAAGCCTAGACCAGCTCTATTGAGAATATCAGCCCAAGTAGGCACCACACGATTCTGACTATCAACAATAGATTGGTTGAAGTTAAAACCATTTAAGTTAAATGCCATGGTTGATACACCAAGTGCAGCAAACCATATACCAATCACAGGCCAAGCGGCAAGAAAGAAATGAAGACTACGACTATTGTTAAAGCTGGCATACTGGAAAATAAGTCTTCCAAAGTAGCCGTGTGCTGCAACGATGTTGTAGGTCTCTTCTTCTTGACCAAACTTGTAGCCATAGTTTTGAGATACGTCTTCAGTCGTCTCACGTACCAGTGAGGATGTGACGAGAGAACCGTGCATAGCACTGAATAACGATCCACCAAAAACACCAGCTACACCCAACATGTGAAAAGGGTGCATAAGGATGTTATGTTCGGCCTGGAACACAAACATGTAGTTGAAGGTTCCCGATATACCAAGAGGCATTGCATCAGAAAACGAACCTTGACCAAAGGGATACACAAGGAACACTGCAGTTGCAGCAGCTACTGGTGCGGAGTACGCAACACAGATCCAGGGGCGCATCCCTAATCTATAACTAAGTTCCCACTCTCGTCCCATGTAAGCAAAGATGCCAATGAGGAAGTGGAAGATGACGAGCTGAAAGGGACCCCCGTTGTAGAGCCACTCGTCAAGCGAAGAAGCTTCCCAAATTGGGTAGAAATGTAAGCCGATTGCATTGCTGCTGGGCACAACGGCTCCGCTGATGATGTTGTTTCCGTATAGGAGGGATCCAGCAACAGGTTCACGAATGCCATCGATGTCAACAGGTGGAGCAGCAATAAAAGCGATGATAAAACAAATGGTGGCGGCCAGTAGGCAAGGGATCATAAGTACACCAAACCAACCGACATAAAGACGATTTTCGGTGCCTGTAACCCACTCACAAAACTGATCCCACCCAGCCACGCCAGAACGTGGAGCAAGAGTAGAAACCATGAGGACGTTAAGAAATATGTAGATATGTGAGGAATTCCTCACATTTTTATTCTATACGTTAAGATCTACTGCTGTAACTAATCTTTGTAATTTTATAAAGTCTTTAGAATTAGAAGTCTAGGTGTAATTGACCTTTCCGTGCTAGACCATTGACTAACCACACAAGGGCATCCGCACAATCATCATGACTACTTACGCCGAAGTTCGTGAGTTCCTCGAAGAGATTTGTGAAGTTCCTAAACCGATTAAAGATTATTTTTCTATCTTCAAACATGCCCATAATGCCGCGAAACCTTGCAAGCTTATCTGCACGGAAACCTTTGACGGGATGCCACAAAATGTTGTAGAGACCTTCTTGATTTAAACAAACTCTTTTGAAGTCTGCTTCCAGGGATGCCTGGTACTGTACAGCTTCAGACCATATGTCAACTGTTGCAAAAGTCGGAAAGTAATTATTGTTTTCATCTTTACCAAGAATAGACCAGTCGTTAAGAAGTTCTTTAAGTACGTCAAGTTTTTCTAGATTTCCCATGACTCGTATTCGTCTGTAATCAATAATATGAATCTGATCACCAATACGTCCACCTAGTACCATAACGGTGTAATCATTCTTTTCTTTGACGCCAGCAGATAGGTCAACACCGACGCCAAGAGTATCAAACTCCGTTGCGATTTCTGCTTTAACTATTAGTTCTGGTGCCAAGGAAAGTTCGTTTTGTCTAACGATATGATTCATGTACTGAAAAGAGAAGGCAATAGGTGCCTGTCGTTTCTTTTCCTTTAGGTATTCCAAAGACCACATTGCAGGCCAGTAGGATTCTTCTTCTCCTGTTATACGATTATTCTTAATTGCAGGAAGAACAATCTGCATCCAATTATTTTGTTCATTAAAAGTTGTCGCATGAATGTCGTCATGTCGGAAGCGTGTACCAAGACATATTGCTCGTGCACCTTCAAACATGGTAGGTGCAATCACAGCATTCCAGTTCTCTTGCATTTGTTTTCTAATGTCTGGATTTGAGATATCTGCCGAACTTTTTATGGCGTCATCTATCATTACTAAATGAGATCGCTTGGAAGTAACTGAACCCTTAAGTCCTGCAGCACAAAGTGTAAACTGTTCATCACCAGTTGTGTCAATACCAGCAAAGCGATGATCTATTGACCAGTACTCATTACTGGTTACATTCTTCATTAGGCGTACAGTAGGGAAAACTTCTTGGTAGCGCTTACTTTCAATGATGCGTTTGATGGTAGCACTTTTGGATCGTGCAATATCAACTGTGTATGACAAGTAAAGAATCTGTAGAGGACGTTTAGCTTTAGTGTGGATACCAATAGCCCATGCCGTAAGCAAGCCCAAGACTGTGCTTTTGGCCGAATTTTTACTGACGATATAATCTTTTGTTAAGAATGTATGACACTCATCTTGCACTTCTATGCAACGTACCTTCTCTTCAAACGAAGGTTTAATATCTACAATGCCACGGCAAGGAAGGTATTTAGTGCAAGGAGCATACCTCAGTGCTTTACGCTCCAGGGAGAACGGTCTAATCTCAGGGTGTAATTTTATTCCTACTTTGTAAGAAGGTGTTGTTGTACGGGTTTTTACTCCATTGGGCAGGGTATAAGAATTAAACTGTGCAATACGTCTAGTTGCAATACCTCCTAATGATTGAACTAGTTCAATGATGTTATCTACAAGTTGCTGAGATGTAGTACAAAAAGAAACAGAACCAGAACTAGATACCGTGCCGTCTGTATCGAGTAAACCTTGTAGCAACGCCTCACGATCAGCAACAGAAGAAAATAAGTATTCTTTTGGGATAAATTTTGATACTGATGTTTTTCCGTACAAACCAAGTTTTTCAAGATTTCTTTTTACAGGATTTGGTGTCCCACAGAAAAGGCTGCCTTTAACATGAGAAATACGATAATCGTACTTAGAAGCTTTCTTGAACGTGTAGTCTTTAGGTAAAAGTTGAGCGCAACGTTCAATCAATTCTGAATCAGCGCTAGTTATTGTTAAGTTTCCACTGCTTAAGGAGCCATCTCCAATTAAAACACCAAGTAAATACGGATCAATTAAAAGTTCTTTTTCTGGATATTGAACTGGTTCCGTCACGGGAATATAGTAACGAGCGTAGCCCTTGCTGTCCAACCAAGGTTTTTCTTCTGGTGAACAGGTTGCAGTAATACGTTGACTTGGGGAAACGCCTTTACCATTTCCTTTCATTCCAATTGTTTTTTGTGTACGCATTTCATTAAGAGACATAACACGCCATTCACCTTTGGCGTCAGAACCTACGCGCCGTACCTTCCATAGATGTTGATCGTCACAACGTACGGATGAACCATCTGTATAGGATATTTCCCACGTTGGAGACGATGCGTAATCGGATATATCAATTACTTCTGTAACTTGTCCCTTCTCAGAAAAAACTAAATCACCTAATTGTAAATCGCCAATGGGCACCCATCCGTTAGGAGTTGCTATTGGCATTGAAATAGCAAGTGGTCCCCTTGGTGCCAACAGATCGACGTTTGGTCCAGCAATGTGCAGAAGGCAACTACTGTCTTCTTTCGTAATGAAATGCTTGTGCCATTCCAGGTGATGTTCAGCGGGAGGCTTATCAGCTACATATTCACAAAAGAAACCAAAGTCTTCTTGCGCAAGCTTAAGAGCATCTACATTCTTGGGTATACGTATTTGTTGGTTACGCGCTGCGGCTTTTGCATTACGTCGATAAGCAAGGTGTGTATAGCTAGGCACAAGAATGTTCCAACTTTATGGAATCCTACTCTATTTTTTGGCTTTACTGTTCTTTTGATCTTTGTATTTCCTTGCTTTATCTAGAGCAGCCTTACGTTTTTCTTTGTCATTCATCTCCGTGCCATCTTCTTTCTTGGCATCTTTCTTCTTGAGATACTCAAGAAACTGAGGTGGCATTTTACCTTTTGCCATTTATCAATTACCTTTGCATGCGATTTTGTAGTTGTCTAGTTAAACTAATATTTCCTCTATTAGACCTCCCTGGACCAAAAGCAATACCAGCATTATTACCTGAACGTTGTTGATCAACCTCTGCTTTTAGACGATTAAATTGATCCAGATCAAAATACTCTGATCGCGAGTCACGTCCAATACCTTGACGTGAAGGACCCCGATCTGCATAGTTAGGTTCACTACCTGGAGAAGAGAGATTTCTTGTTGGGCCAGTATTATTTTTTTCTCTAGTCGCCGCAGGACCCCGATCTGCATAAGCGTCTTCAAATGATA